TGGGAGGGAATACGTGGCACGGGTACACCATAGACGTGTCCCGGGCCGATGAGGTTGTGGCGGTGGGCCGCGGCAAGTCCCCGGTGTCGGCCTGGGAGGCGGCGTGCGAAGCCGCCGGGCCGGAGATTTGGGGGCTCCTGGACCCGCAACCCGAAGAAAAGGCCGGCGCCGGAGCCATGACGATGGAAGACGCTGTTGAGATCGTCCTGGAGCTGGCGGCGGAGTGTTCCATTGACGAGGATAAGGTGGCCCCGGACGGGGGCCAGGAACTGCTGGACATGGCAAGAGAGCAGGCGGAGGCCCTGGAAGTGGCCGAGGACCTTCCCGGATGCATCGAGGCCCTTGAAATCATCAGCACCATGGGCGAAGTCATAACAATGGCCAGGAAGGCCCTGGAGAGGTGCGAGGCTGACGAACACCCGGCGGCCGCGGCCGTGTTCGGCGCGGTGATGGTGACGGTTTCAGGGGGCATCATAGGCCGGGTGGAGTTTTTCAGGACTCCGGCCGAGGGAATCAAGGCCCTGGAGGGGTTTGTGAGGGACATGAACCCGGAGAGGGACGACGTTGGACTTTATAATGGAAGCGGGGAGCTGGTGGCCAACGCCAAGGACTTCCTGGACGACGGGGAAAATTTTGTTGAGAACCCGGACTTGCTGAAAGCCTTTGGCATCACGGGAAAGGAGAGCTGAAACCATGACCAGGGAAAAGAGGGCGATCAGGTACCTGCAAGAGGCCAGGGGGGCCAAGGAAGTCTTGAGCCGGAGCCGGAAGTACCGGATGCTTAAGGGTCCGGCCGAGACCTACCACGTGGGCCGTGCCGGGGCCGTGCTTATCGGGGCGACGGTCACGGCGGCCCGGAGCGTGACGGACTTCATTTGGGGGACAATCGAGCTTTGGGAACAGGAAAGGGGGCTGTAATGCAGATCACAATCAGAAATAACTACGGCGTGGAGCTGGAGCGTCTGCAATGGGTGCTGAGTGCCCGGCATTGCGACGACGGCGTGCTGATGCTCAGCGGGGTGTTGTTTGACGGCGAGCTGGCCATCTGCACGGACCGCGACCGGATGCACGTGGCCCACATGCCCATGATAGCGGGGAGGCTTATTTCGAGCCCGAGCGGGCGGTGCTTTTGCCGAGTGCTCAAGGCCCGGAAGTCTTACGTGGACCTGGAGACGGATCAGGATGTTACTTTTCTCGACTGGCTGGCGGTGGTCCCGGCGTCACTGGATGAGCACGTGAACATGGAGGAGGACAAGCACGCCATCTGGACCTGGACCAAGTTGGTGCGCGACCTGATACCCTGGAACTGCACCCTGGACTATGCGTTTCTTGGGGACGCCCTGGACCAACCGGGCAAGAGCACCCTGTACGCGGCCCCGTACGAAAAAAAGAACTGGATGCACCCGGTGGTGGTGGCCTCCGAGGGATGCGCGGCGCTCATCATGCCCATGAGGGATTAACGAGACGGCCCCGGACGTATGCGCGCCCGGGGCCGAGACACCTTAACCAACCGAGACCGGAAGGAGGCGTCAAATGGGTGATACAGGATACAAGGGGATGCCGCAAGAGTGGTTCGATCAACAGCTTGCGATCCGCGTGGGCGAGGCCGGCGGTTCGATCATCGGGGCCGTGCCCGAGGTTTACGAGCCGTTGTCAGAGCATTATAATAATGATATTCTTGCACAGTGGGACGAGGAATTGTCCTGCCGGTTCGAGCAGGGCAAGGCGGCGTACATCAAAGGGGGCGGGGTATCCTGCCCGTGCTGCGCCGGCACGGAGTTTAAGTGCGGGACTTTGGAGTGGGATTCCCCCGGGGCCGACGTGTCCCGTTTATCCAGAGGGGTGTCTTGCGCGCGGTGCGGGCGAACCTGGACCGACATTTACACCCTGACCGACGTGGAGCAGGCCTGAGAGGGGGCGAGCGTGGCGACAGAGACGAAAATATACCAGCTCCGGGGGGTTCCCCTGGACGTGTGGGCGCAGTTCGAGCGGGGGGCGATGGTGATGCACGGCCAAAAGCCCGCGGCCCGGCTGCGCGCCCTGATCGAGCGCGACGTGGCCGAGTTCGAGGCCAAGCACCCGGACCTGGCCAGGACGTAGGCCAACAGCTTTGACGCGGCCCTGGGGCGTGTACCGTGCGCCCTGGGGCCTTTTTTTTACCCTTCCGCACTTTCCCCGGCTAAAATTGACCTCACCAGAGCGCGCAGGACGGCCGTTCTCACTCCGGTGAGGGTCTATGGTCATGGCTTTTACGGCTCACGGCCCTTCCGCGTCTTCCCTCCTTCGGCACCGCGCCCGACATCTTAATTGCTGCGCGCTGTAGCGCGCTCCTTCCTTGCGGCTGTCCCAACCATCCCAGCGACGCCAAAACCACAGTTGCATACCAGGGCGGCGCTCGCCCTGGCCCTTCGGGCTTCCCCTTCTTTTGAAGAACCAGGAAAAGAAACCCCTTGGACGGCGTTGGAACAGCGGGGTTGTATAACTATCTGATATTATTAGGCGGCGTCCAAATGTTCCAGTCGGCCAATAACAGTCCTTTTATAAGGTTTAAAAAGGGGGAACAAAAAGGGAAATAAAGAAGTGTAATCAAATAGGGGGGAGAGCTTTTCCGCGCGCGTTGGAACATTTGGACAGCGGCCGGGCCGGGCACGGCTGTTCAGGAGCCTGGACCTGGCCGGCGATCTGGACCACGGGCTCCGCGGCCGCGGTGAATAAAACGCGGGAAAACCATGCCTTGGGTGGGAGCCTGGAAAGTTTTTCCGCGGGTTCGGCCGCGGGCACGGTGTTCCAAGGGGTTCCGTTCTGGGGTCTGTTCGGTGAGGAAAGGGGGGCGGCGGGGCCTTGCGCATCAAACACGCTGGATTTATTCATTATCCTTTATTTATAGGCTTGCAAGCGGAAAATGCGGCATACCGCATCTTGCGGCCGCGCGTGGGCGCTGGCACAGGATGTTGGGGTGGCCCTGGACCTGGCCCGCGGGTGGCGTTCTGGGCCTGGGCCTGGACCTGACCACTACGGGTTGTGGAGCGGGCCGGGTGATGGTGTCCATCCTCCACAGGATGTTGTGGATGATCGAGGCCGGAGGCGGGGGCCGCGATCTGGGGCCTGGCCGTGGGCGGTCCCCGCTCGAAAGCGCGCATGAGACGCCTTCCGGGGTGTCCGGCGGGGTGTCCGGGTGGGCCTGGAGCGGTGGAGATGCCTGTCAATAAAGGTGTCGGGCGCTCGTGTGCGCGCGGCCTACGTATCCGGGAGCCCGGGAAACTGCGGGGCCTGGACGGGGCACGGTGCCATCTGGTGCCCTGACCCTGGCCCTGGCCCTGGCCCTGGCCATCCTCGCCCTGCCCTGGGTGGACCTGGCCCGCGGCCGCGGGTGTGGGCGGCTCAAATGATCGGGCCGGAAACAGAAACAGGCTGGCGGGTCCCTCCCCCCCCGTACACTCACTACCGGGCGTGGGATCTCAAAAAGTTTTGGTCCATTTCTTGGCCACCGCCCCACCCGGGGAACCGGGGGCGGAGGCGGAGGGGAGCGCCGGGGAATGGTGTTTGGAAACCTGTCAAGAAAAAAAAATGGCGGGTTTGATGCTTAGATTGAGTCAACTGGATGAAATTAGGTGCAATTAGAGAAATCGGGCCTTTCCTGACCCATCCCCTTAAAAAACCCCATGTTATAAATCGCCCTGTTATGAACGCGGACTTTTCTGCTCGCGGGGCCAAATGCCGAATCATGGTTTCAAAATTGAGAAGTTGGGGCTGGTGGACAGGGCTTTGTCCTTGATGAAGGACGAGGGCGTTGTCACGGCCAAGGGCGTCGCGGAGCGGTTGCGAGCCGAGGGTGCCGAGATCAGCGACGACGCGGTGGGACGGTGGATAAAAACCATCAAGCGCCCTGCCATGTCCCGTGCGGCCATGCTCATCCATGAGCACGTGGACGCCACGGTGCCCGCCGATCTGGCGGCCCTGGAGGAAATGGAGGCCACGTGTCTTAGATGGGCACGGGAGGACGCGGAGAGTTATGCGGCCAGGGTGGCCGACGCATCAGTATCCATTCTTGGCCATATTCAGTCATGGAGGGCCATGCTTCTGGATTCCAACGTGTCTGATGAAACCAAGGTGCGCCACATGATTAAATTCGTGGCAGCACAAATCAACACGGTGAGCGATGAGCAGACCAGAAAGCTCGCCGCCATTCGCAGGGCCAGTGACATCATAGAGCTGAAACTTCGCCAGGCGGGGCTTTTGGACGCGGAGCGTGACACCCCCATCGTGTTCGCTCCCACCATCCTGTCCAACGGGGACGGCCAGCAGAGTCCGGACGGATCCGCCAGCTTCGGGATGGACGAGGACACGGAGACACATGGGCGAGCTTAAATTTAATTTGAGCCCTACCCAGTGGGCGTTTGTAAATTCAGATTATGAGATCGTCCAGTTGAAGGGCCCTATGGGCGAGGGCAAAACCTTTGCCGGTGCCGCGGCCGTGGTGTGGCACGCCAAGAGGCTCAACAGGGGTTATCGAGGCGCCCTGATCCGCGACACCCACACCAATATGAAAACCTCCACGATTCCAGATCTAAAGGAGATTTTCGGACCCCGCGTCAAATTCCACGACGACGACCGGAAAATGTTCATCAAGGCCGGCAAGAGCGTCATTGAATTTGACCTGTTCGGTATTGATGATGAAGCCTCTCTGGCCAAGCTCCAGGGTCCTCAGTACGCCCTGATCTGGCTGGAGGAGCCTGCTCCCATCCAGGAAAAGTCAAACGCCGGTCTCCCCCGGGCCGTGTTTGAAATGGCTGTTGCCCGTGCCGCCAGGCAGAAGGGCACGCGGATGCGTGTCCAGATCACCCAGAACCCCGCGGACGAGGACCACTGGAGCGAGGAACTGGCCTTTGAGCCTGAGATCATGGCCGAGGATCCCGAGACAGGCATCCAAATCAGAAAGGCCGTGTTCGACATCCCAGCCGGTGAAAACAAGTTTCTGAACCCCCACTCCAGGGTGGCCCTCCGGGCGGCCTATGCCGGGGATGAGGGGAAATTTCTGCGTTATGTCCTCGGCCAGGCAGCCCCGGTACTCCGCGGAGCCAAGGTAACTCCGGAATATAATCAGGAGATACACCTGGCCAAGACTGAACTCCCAGTGATCCGAGCGGGCCATGGATTCCGGTTCTACGACGCATGGCACAGCCCGGTGTGTATCATCGGACAACACCTGCCCCCGGGGAGGGTGATCGTCCACGACGTGCTCGTGGGGGAACAGGTGGGCATACGGGAGTTGATCGAGCAGCAGGCAATACCCATGCTCAGGTCTCTAAAATACCGGGGCAAGCTGGATATATGGAGAGACATCGGGGACCCCTCCATGATGACGGCGGACCAGTCATCCATTAAAAACATCACCTCCAGGGTGGTGGAAGTGCTCCTAAAGGCAAGGTTCGAGCCGGGTCCGACCAAGTGGGCCCCGCGCATCAATCCAACCAGAACAGCCCTGTCTCGCATGATCGCCGGCGTCCCGGTAGTCACCCTGTCCAGGAGCGCATCCCGACTGCATCGCGCTCTCCGTGGAGGGTGGCACTGGAAAACAGACAACAACGGCAAGATCATCGGGACCGTGCCGGTGAAGGATGAACACTCCCATATCGGTGATGCGTTCGCCTACGGCATGTCGGTACTGTTCCCGTTCGACGTGGAGCGCAAAACCAAGGCGCTGGTCCCGTTGACAACGCGGCAGGGAAGGGCCCGGAGCTATTGCTCGGGGGGCATGGGAAGGGCCGTCCCGTTGATCACGGGGCCGTAAGGAGCAGCACAATATGGGCAGGTATGACAAATACTGGCCAATGCGGAAACCCGGCGGAGTCGAAATGTTTAAATGCGTCGAGTGCGGCGGGGAGACGGCCACGATGGACGGATTCAACGGTGCGCCCAGCCTCCACAACTGCCGGCCAGGTTGTTCCTGCAAGGTAGGCGGACAACTGGCCTCCGGAGTTTCGGCCAGGTTCCGAGCGAATTTCGACAGGCTGTTCCCGAACTCTCCAGGAGCCGATTTATGAAAACCGGATCCACAAGAATTGACGACCCGGCAGAAGGGCTGCTGGACTCCCGTTTCCGGGCAGAGCAGGCCCTGGCTGCGGCCATGGATCCCCAGGAGGAGCGGGAGCGCCTGGCCGCGGCCAGGGCGTATGCAGCGGAGCAGGAAAGACATTTCGTGGATTACGCCATGGACTGTGTGGACTACAGCGTGAAAGCCAATCAGCCAGCCCGAGAGAGCATGAGTGACCTGTACCGCATGTACCAGGAGCAGGAGCCCGCTTCCTATAAGAACAAAGAGAGCTGGATGTCCCGCGTGGTGATTCCCAAGCCAAACTCTACGGTTCAGTTCGGGTCCGCCGTCATAAAAAGGGCGTTCACCCCCAACTTCCTGGACGTGGAGTGCCCTGGAAATGAAAAGGCCCAGAACTTCTGGGGCCAGGTCATGCGCAAATCCCTGGGAAAGGGCGTGTCTGATTTTCCGTCGAGGTTCCGGGACGCCTGCATCATGGCCCTGGCCGTTGGGCAATCCATGGAAATGATCCCCATGATCATCCCCGGCAAGGGACTTTATTTCGAGCTGGTGGAGCCGTGGAAGATAATCCGGGATCCGGACGCCAGGCCCAGGGACCCCTGGTCCGGCATGTACTGGATACATGCGGAGTGGATTGACTGGTGGGTTCTCAGGCGGGGCGAGAAGGATGGAAAATACACCGGCACAGACAAGCTGAAATATCTCTGTGATCGGCCGGAGGACGTGCAACTCACCGAGGAGCAGTCCAAGGCCAGGCGCAACCAGGTGTGGCATCGGGCAAGGTTCCGCACCATGATCCACGTGTACGACGTTTGGGGCACCGTCCTGGACCCCCGTGGAGAAATGCTGCTCCCCCGGGCCCGCTACACGGTGGCCGGCGGGCACGTGATACGAGAGCCCGAGGCTGTGCCCTACGAAACCATTCCCTGGCCAGGGATATATTTTTCTCCCATGCCCGACCTGCTCAAGGCCGGAGGGCGGGGGTTGTTGGAGGGGACCAAATCAATATGGGAGGCGTGGTGCGATCTCATGTGCCTGCACGTGGACGCTCTGAACTGGATCGTCAACCCGCCGACGGAAATCAATGTGGACGCTCTCCAGGATCCGGACGATGTGGAGGACTGGCCCGGGAAAAAGTACCTGACCCGTAACACCGTCCACGGCAACCAGGCCGTCCGCGCACAGCTCCGGAGGGACACCACCAACTCCGTTCTGGCCAACTCGGCCCACCTGGACGGGATGTTCCAGAGAGGGTCCATGGTGACGGATGCGGTCCAGGGCCTTCCTGGGTACAGGCAGGACATGACGTGGAGGGAATCCAGGCAAAACCTGGAAATGTCCATGGGCGTGTTTGGTGTCCAGGGGGATAACGTGGAGTACGGCGCCCGTTGCGCCGCCCTCGCGGCGCTTGAGGCCATGAAGGCTTTTGCCACGTACCAGGATTACGAGCGTCTGTTCGACAGGCCCGAAGATCTGGCCGCGCTGGGTGTGTCCCGGGGCGGAGATCCAGACAAAAACGCCATTGACGGGCTTCCGCCCATGTCCGGGAACTTGAATATCACCGGCATCACCAAGATGCTTCAAGAAGCTGACACCCTCAAGAACATTATGTCCACGGTCATACCCCTGGCCGGACACCCTCGGTTTGCGCCCTACATCAAGCCATGGATGGTGGTGCGGGTGATCGAGCGCGTGCTCAACATGGTGGAGGACGGCGTGTTCGCCAACACAGATGAAGCCAAACAGATCACACAGGCTGAAATCCAGAGAGCCGAGCAGCAGGCCAATGAGGCCAAGCGTCAGCAGCAGATCGAGGATCTGTCCAAGCTGGGGCCTGTATTGAAGGACCTGGCCGAGCTGATGGGAGGAAAGAACGATGGGGATGGATCAGGGCCCACCGGTTGATCCGGTAACGCTTCGACCGATACCAATGCGTCCGTCAGGAGCCAAGAAGTTGTCCAAGGCGGACGAGGACGCCCTGGGCCGCCGTATCGCCACGGCTTCCGAGTTGAAGTCGGAGCACGGGTCCCTTCTCCTGGAGGTGGTGAAGGACCGGTTGTCCTCCAGAATAGAGGAGATGATCTCGAAGGACCCGGCCGCGATGGCTTACGTCCAGCTTTTACATGATTTTGGCCAGGCTCATCAGGCCGGAAAGCACGCCGTGGCCAAGCTGGGGGAACGATACATGAAGGAGCTTGCCATGGGTTGACAACCGGCCGCGCGCCTTCGGGCGCCGGGCACGTTGCCCAAACGCCGGACAGCCCATGAAATAAAACGCGCAGGCCCCCGGAAACGGGACCACGCCTGCCACAACGATCCCGACAGGCCCCCGGAAACGGGACCACGCCGAGCGGGACAGGTCAGGAGGCGGTATGCCAGAAGAAGATGCGGGATTGATGAGCATGGATGAAGTCATGGAGCAGGCCCTGATCATCAAGGACCCTTCCTCGCCCGAGCCTCGTGCAGGATCACAGGGAGAGGACCCTCCCGGACCTGACGCCATCCGGCCGCCTGTTGCGGCGGCCCAGGACGGCCCCAGGCGCCCGGAGCCACTCCCTGCCGCTCCGAAGATTCCGGACGGCTCAGAGGAGCAGCCGGAAACGCCCCAGGTGCCGGACACCCCCCAACTCCGATTCCGGAGTCATGACGAGGCCGAGAGGGGATACCGGGAGCTGCAAGGCACTACCACCCGCAAGGACCGGGAAATCGCCGAGCTGAAAAAAAAGCTGAACGCCATCGACACGCAGGAAGCCCTCATCCGCACCAAGACGGATTACGAGGAATTTGTGGCCAATCGCCGAATCCGGGAAATCGAGGACATCGAGGCGCTGGATCCCGACGCGGAAGGCTATCAGCGTCAGGTGGCCGGAGTCCGTGCATCCGCGGACTGGGACATCGCCAATCAGTACCGCACCCTCACGACGCAGCCGGCCCATGCGGCAGCGTCACCAGGCCAATCCGGTGATGAGGGAGACCCCCCGCCGGATGATGTTGTGGCCTACGCGGACGCAAAGGCCCGGGAGCTTGGCCTGTCCGACGACGACATGATCCTGTTCGACGGTTTCGCCACCCGGGCACCGACGGCTGACGCGAACAACCAGCCACTGACGCTGGACGCACAGGTCCAGTGGGCGGTGGAAAAAACCAGAAACTTTCAGGCGGATCTCATCGCCAAAGCCCGACAAAAAGCGAGCCAGCCGCTGGACCGCGGAGCCCCGGGAGGCCCTACGCCTCCAGCGGCCTTGCGTGACTCCGGATCCATGGGCGACGCTATGGACCGGGCGATGGATATGCGCCGCCTGTAAACACAGGAGGAACACACCATGGCTGAAGCCTTCACGTGGGCACATGACGCAACCACCGGCGTTTACAAGAACCACGCCCTCACGCGAGAGTTCCTGTTTCACGCAGCCCTCCGGGTGAAAATTTTCCAGTTCACCCAGACGGTCAAGGGCTACGGAAAGCACCAGGGGAGCACCATTGACATCCCCTACTTCAAAAGCCTGTCGGTGCCCACCAACTACGGGCAACTCGACGAGACCACCCGCATACCCATCGACCAGATCCAGATGGGGACCAGGCAGCTCGAGGTGGTCGAGTGGGGCCGCGGCGTGGAATACACGTCCCTGGCCGAGGACTTGTCCAAGGTGGACATCGACAACCTGGTCCAGAAGGCCCTTCTGGACCAGATGAACCGCTGCATGGACGTGGCCGCCGCCCAGGGATTCA